CCTTCTCACGGTCAAGCACGCCTTTGGTGAAGCGTACAAGGTATGTGCCTACAGGCCACAAGGAAAACTCAGGTAAGGTTTCCACGTCATCCCAGTTGCCTTCTAACAAGGCGTTGAACTGCTGCAATTTTTCTTCAGGAGTCAAGGTAGTTTTAGTAGCCATGATATGTTCTCTCTATGCTATGTACGATATGTACGGGTTAAGGTGTACGTTACGGAGTGTAAGGTACGGGATGCTCTAGGGTAGAGACACCCACACAGCACCCGCAAGGCAGGCACACCAATAAGGTGGCTTGCAAGGCAGGCACTGTAGGAGGGTTCTAGCTAGCTTTGGCTTTCATCTTGGCTGCCAGAGTCTGTGCTGCTGTCATGGCTGCCCCTGCTGGCACAGCTTCCTTAGCAGCCACCGTGCCTGTACCACGCAGCAGGTCACTGAGCTGTGCACCTGTCTCCAAGCTGACTGCCGAGCGGCTACCAGTCATTATGTTTGCGCGGTAGCTGGTGGAGCTTGCTGCCTTGTGTGCACCGTTCTGTCTGAACAAGTACGCAACATGGTCGAAGTACCGCGCTGCTTGGCGGGAGAAAGCTCGTGTACCGCACACAGGGAAGATGGTGTCCTTGCCGTCCGTCTGCTCCACAATGTCCTCGTGCCCAATGAACAGGCGGTGGAAGCTGGCTTGCTGCATATTGGACAGGATGCTCTTGAGTAGCATACCTTGGTAGCCGTACTCGTCGAAGCCCATCTTGGCTGCCTTGTCAATCAGGGTAGCTTGCATGGCTTGGCTGGCATGGAAGCCTGCACTGTCACTGAGCTGGGTCATGGAGTCAATCACCACTACCCAAGTGCTGTCCAGCTTGCTAGGGTCGAACACTGTGAACGCTTCAGGCTGCTTGCACTCCTTAACCGCACACGCTACCTTGCCGTGCTCATGGCAGATATGCAGCGGCGTGCGGGCTGCGAACAGCTTGCCGATTGTAGCCACCGCTACAGGGTTGAGCGGAGTGTCAGGCAGCGCAAGGTAAGTGATGCGCTCCTGTGCTTCAGGGCTGAGACTGTTCTGCAAGGTGCGGATACCCTTCTCTAAGTCAATCCAAAACAGGTTGTAGCCCTGCTCTGCAAGCTGGCCAGCTAGGTATGTCTTGCCAGTCTTAGCTGCACCGTACAAGAACACGCTCTGTGGCAGCTCAGTTGCCTTCATTTGGGATAGTTTCATGCTGCCCTCGCTTGTGCTTGGTGTGTAAGGTTCATGGTGTATGCTCGCTGTAAGTTAGGGTGTAAGGTGTAGTACCGTTTGTGTGAGGCCAGTATTACACAGAAAATGGAAAGGGTCAACACATTCATGTGGAGGGTGCAGGAGGTCACTCCTGCAGGGCAAGCAACTGCTCCAGTGTAAGCACCAAGTCCACCTCATCCAAGCCCATGCTCTCGTAGCTTCCATGCTCAGGTGGCGCAAGGCTTGCTGTGCTGAGGTCACAGGTCATGAAGTGCTCGCAAGGTCTGAACCAGTCCATGCAGCTACCCCCACGCTTAGGCCATATGCCGTGCTCAGCGTACATATCCATCTGTGCCATGTCCATGAGGATGGAAGCTATCCACTCTACACGCTCGGCTGGGCTTTTGGTGAACTCCATGATTTGCATGGTGCGCCCGCTTGCATCATAGCACAGGTACTTCACATAGTACGCAGGCTGTGTAAGCTCGGTGAGACCGAAGGCTTGCAGCACCACGTTGTACCCCAGCGTCTGGCTGCTGTTTGCCCAGTCCGCTTGGCTGGCTGGCTTGCTCCCTGTCTTAATCTCGAACACGCACAGCTCCCCAGTGGCACGGCTACGGAGCACAATATCTATGTGCCCCTGATAGCTGTACCGCCCAGCCTGTATGTAGAACATGAGTTCTATCATAGGTTTCCCCTGCGGGGCTTGTGGTGTAGGAGGTAGGTATGCTAGCTCCCACTCCTCTAGCAGGGCAGGTGCTTCCTGCACACAAAATGTGCGCACCGCATGGATGGCTTCCCAAATGGACTTCTTAGCCATGCTTGCTGTGGTAGCCTCAGGGTCTAGCTGGTACATATCCCATGCTGCCACCGCTGCCACCACCGCCCGCTGCTCTGCACGCTCCATTGCTGCCTGATATGCTGGCATAACCTCATCATCAAAATCGTGCATGAAGGCTTCTGCTGCTGGAGGGCTAGGTGCGTACTGCAGGAAAGTCTGTACTCCAGCACCGTATGCATGCCCGAAGGCTGTGTGCATTGTGGGGCTGAAGCTCTTGCGCCCCATGAGCTCACTAAGCTGGAACTTACGGGGACAAGAGTACAGGGTATTGAGGCGGCTATAGCTGAGGGCTATTACACCCTCCTGTGCCACATAGCCGAGCCGCTTGGGTGGCTTAGGCGCACCTGCTGGTGGTAGCCCCACCTCTGCCCAAGGTGCATCCCAATCAGGGTGCGGGTTGTACCCGCTGGCGCGTACGCCTGTGCTAGAGCCCGTCATCTTCTGCCTCCTTGAGCGCAATGGCTTTCTTGGCTGCGGCTGCACTCTTGGGCTTGGCTGCAATTATCTGCTTGCCGCTCTGTGCAATGAAGCCCTTGTATGTAGCTGCAATCTGCTCATCTGTGAGGATGTGCATAAGCTCAGGCTCAGCCCGCAGGTGCTCATGAATGTCCGCTAGGAAGCTGCCCAGTTGTGGCTCTTGTGCAAGCAAGGCTGTAGCCAGTGACTGGCAAGCAGCAGCTAGTTCAGGGCAGCGTTCCCGCAGCTCATCCTTGCAAGCAAGCTCAGGTGCTTTAGGAGGAGGCAAGTTAGCAATTCGTTCGGCTTCTGCTGCTGCCTCCTGCTGTGCACGCAGGGCTGCTGCCTTCTTAGCTAGCATGGCAAGGGCTACTGGGTTCCCCGCAAGTGCGGCAGGCTGCTCAGGTGCTGGGGGCACTGGAGCTGGGGGCTGCGTTCCCCCTGCGTTCCGTTCCCGTTGCGCACGGAGCCGTGCAAGCAGCTCCTCCTTGCTGGTTGGCTGGTTGCTGGTGCTCATGGTGCAATACCTCTCAGTATGTGGATGATGGCTGCCAGCGGTACACCCACTGGAGCTATGATGATGTAAGCCCAGCGCAGGTGTGCTGGCAGGGCTGCAATGTCTGCTAGGTGCTTCTTGTGCTTGAAGCTGTACATGGCACGCTGCTCGAAGCTGCTGTGCCAATGTATCCAGTAGGCTAACACTGCAAGGGCAAGCGCTGTAAGGTCTAAGTGTTCAGGGTTCATGCTGGGTGCTCCACTAAAGCTGTATGGGATGAAATAGGGTGAACTGTACCCCACAGTCTGCACCTTCCTCATCTTGTATGTAGGTGCACCGCAGGGTAGCTGCTGGGTAGTTGTGGTTGTATGGTGTGTCCTTCACCTTGCGCTTCTGTACTCCACGCTTGATGCGCAGGCACTTGTCAGCTGGGCAGTGCACTGTTATGCTATCTCCTGTAGTACCAGCCAGCTTGACTGTGCGCCACAGCTCCTCATAGTGCATACTGTTCTTCTGCTCTCGGGGCAGAGGGCGCAAGTCATTGCTTGCTGGGTCATTCAGCTTGGGGCTCATGGTGTGCCTCCGCTTGGGGGTAGTATGGTGAAGCGCGGAACCTCAGCCTCCACCTCTGTGAACCACAGCTCCACACCTCTTGCTGTGGTGAGCGTGTTCACTCGGATGGCTGGGTAGTCCATGCCGTACTGTCCAGCTTCTCTGCGGTAGCGTGTGCTAAGCTGGTGCATCTTGTTGGTCAGGAGCTTAGCTGGTACACCCTCTACCAGTATGCGGTGGCCTTGCTTGCACGCATCGTACATGGGTACGTACTTGCTCACCTGCTTAGGCTCGCTGCTCATGAGGCCGAGGCCATCATCCTCCTCCCACTGCTGTCCTTGTGCTGTCATAGGAGGCTGATTCATAGCGTCCACTCCTTGAGTCCGCGCAGGTTATGCCACATATACTTGGGCACTGGCCAAATCTCTGCTGCATCTATACCTAGTACACGGGCACTGGCTGCACTGGTGTATGCCTCCACTAGCACCATAGCCTCTGCACTGGCCATACCTGCATCCTGTAGCGCACTCTTGGGGAAGCTGGCTACTACAGCATTGACTTGCTCCAGTGCGGGGAGCAGCTCTATGCGGCCACGCAGGTCATGCCCTATTGCCATTGAACGAGTGCTGCGTATGTTGTCTGCGTAGTGGAGTGCAGCCTGAAAGTAGGCCACCTCATCTAGTGCTGTACCTTGCGGCAGGTGGGTGCGCATGACTGTGAGGTGGTTGATTGCAGCGCACTGGTGCAGTGTGCTCCAGCCTTTGTCCAGCTTGTGCTGTGTGAGCACCATCTCCAGCATGAACACTACTTGCTGGCACAGCTCCTCAGGAGCGCAGTTGTGTGCAGGCAGCTCCAGTAGCTCTGCTTGCCTGAGGTGTGCCGCTTGGAACTGGTTCGGCTTGTGGGGTGTTCGGCTCATGTTGTACTCCGTAGGTGTGCAAGCTCAGTGCTTGCTCTGTGTAGGTGTGCTGTAGCAGGTAGCTTCCTGCACAGCTGATTGTATGCGAGCATATCCTCGCGGGTAAGGTGCGGCCAGCCTGCGCAAGTGAGCTGGGTCTGCACAAGGTAGAACTGCGGGCTGTACTGCTGTAGCTCACAGCTCCCACACGCAGCCAGCACTGGGCTGGGCTGGCCAAGTGTGTTCCTGTGCACTGTGCCGCAAGTGATGCAGCGGCAGAACTCAGGGCTGAGGTGGTAGCTGCGGGGCTGGGCTGCGCCACTGTACGTGAGCGTGAGGCTGGGCACTAGCCAAGCTGTTTGGTATGGTGTGCCCGCTCTGAATAGGCTAAGTGGGCAGCTCAGTGCAAGGAACGCCATGTAGTGCAAGCGGAGCACCCGCTCCTCAGGACTCATGGCTGCGTCCTAGCAAGCGTTCCGCCTTGCGTGCTGCGCTGGCAAGGTCTAGCTTGCTGCTGTGCATAGTGCTTGTGGCCACTAGTAGGCACAGCCACTTGTACGGACTGAGCTCACCTTCCACTGGCTCAAAGAGCGTGTCTGGTACTGTGGGGCTGACCTGCAGGAAGCGGGTCTTGAATGGGAAGCTCTCTGCTACTGCAACTAGCAGGGCTATCCGCTGCGCTTCTACTGCGGTTGGTATGCGGTGCTCAGCGTGCTGTGCTAGCACCCCTGTGTAGCAGGTTGTGAGCTTGCCGAGGTAGATACGCTCTGATTGGCTGCTGGCTGTGTACCCTGCTGGCAGGGTGAGTGGCTTCTGAGCTGGAAGTTTATTGGCTTGCATGATGCGCTCCTACCCTCTGTGGGGTATGTTTGTGGATGCTGGAATATGGTTAAGTAACCCGTACACCATAGCATACGGGCTGTCAGTTGTCAAGACATGGGAGGTGCAGGCTACAGGCTGGGGTGCTACAGCATAACCTCGTACAGCTGCTCTACCCGCTGGCGCACAGCCTGTGTGCTGCCCCTGTGCAGGTACGCTCGCAGGAGCTGGGTAGCGTACCAAGTCTCACTGTGCAAGCGGGGCTGGCTCAGGTCTGGCAAGTGCTCCAGTGCTGACTGCTCCAGTATGCTAGCTGCCTTGCTGCGCAGCCACGGGTGCTGGCACAGTACCCTGCGGATGTGCTTCTGTGCTTGCTGAGGTGTTGCTGTGTGCAGCTTGTGTGGCTGGTCTATGCCGCACGGGTTCTGTGCTATTGTTTGTGGCCGCAGGGAATGTGCTGTGGTACTGTTGTACTGTTGCTGTGTGTGGCTTGATTTCATTGTTGCGTACTCTGGAAAGTGTTGTGGTTGCAGTGAACAGGAGGGGCTGCTGGTGCGCACAGAGGGTTTCTATCGTGAGGCGCTTCGCGGCCTCGGGGCTTCCGTTCCCCCTGCGTTCCCCCTGTGTACTGTTTATGTGCCGTACTGTGTAGGCTCTGCCATGAAGGCTTGGTACTCCTCCACACGGTCTGCAAAGTGCCTGCACTTCTCCCGCCAGTTCTTGCCAGCTATGCTGGGGCGCATGATTGCTTTTGCGATTGTGTTGCTTACACCGCTTGCTGTGTCGCTTGGGCTGTAGTACACATGGAGCTCCTCCCGTGCACGGGTCATGGCTGTGTACACTAGCTCCCTGTTGAGCTGGCTCACATGGTGTGCTGTGGCTGCGAAGAACACCTTCCGCCACTCGCTACCCTGCGACTTGTGTACTGTGAGTGCATACCCAAAGGCCAGCTCGTTCAGCTCCCCCTTAGTGGTGAGGCTCACAACATCCTCCGCTGTGGCTTCCTTCATTGCTGAGTCCAAGCTGTCTGTACCCTGTGCTAGCACTAGGGTGACAATGTGGCTGGCTGCTAGCTTGCGCTCGCTGCCATCCTCCTCGAAGGCTAGCTCCAGCAGGGCATCAAAGTCATCCAGCTCCACAGGCTGTGTGCTGGGCTTGCTCTTGTAGAAGCCTGAGCGCATGAGGTCTGGGCTGGCTTCCTGCGGTGCTTTCCCTGCGTACGCGCGGTTGCTGCTTATGCTCTCCACAAAGTACTCCTCCTTGTTGTGCACCACGAAGTCCCCCACTGCTAGGTACTGCTTGCCCATGCCGCACAGTATCTCGTGCACCACAGCTTGCCGTTCCTCTCCCATCCACTGTGCTACCCACTGGTTCACCAGTGTGCTGCCGAATGTACCGTCCTTGCCGTGCGGCAGGAGGATAACATCTTGGTGCGGCTTGTATGTACCCTCTAGGTAGTGCTTGTGCATGGCCTTCGCCAGTACACGGGACTGCTCAGGTGCAGGGCGCATCCTGCTCAGGGGCTGGAACACTAGCTTGCCACCACTGCTTTCGGTAATGGCTTGGAGGCTGGCATCACTGGGCGGTATGCCCTTGAGGCTGTACTTGTGCTGGAAGCTTAGGATTGGACTCTCCAGTGCTTGCCTGTACACCTGTGTTAGCTCCACCACTGGAAGCTCCAGCAGCTTGTACCCTAGCACACTTAGTCCGAACACTGGCTTGAGCTGGTTGAGGTCGCCAATGAATATGTAGTGTGCGTTCGGTGTAGCTTCCAGTAGCTTCTTCCACAGTGGAAGGTCTACCATACTGGCCTCATCCACTACCACAAGCTCCAGCGTGGTGATTGGTGTGAGTGCTGTGTACGTGGGCTCGAAGCGCATGGTGCGCTCCACTGTGCCGCTTGCGCTCACATAGTCATAGTACACTGGGGCAAACTTTAGTGTCTTGTGGATAGTGCGGCAGTTCTGTAGCGCAAGCTGCTGTACCCGTATGTCCTGTATGCCCTTGCAGCTCTTGACTAGGTTCTTGACTGCTCGGTTGGTGAACGCCACACAGCTCACTG